TTGCGGCGGCGTCCGGTCCGTCGCCCGTGATCTCTGTGAGTGCGTTGACGAGGTTTTGATCTCGGTACCACTCGTTGAAGATTTTGTTGTAGGCCCGGAAGGGCAGGGCGTTGATCGTGTTGACCAGTGTGGTGGTGATCTGCCCTGCGGTCGGCAGTCCGAATTGGTCGCCGAGTCCCGTGACGTTGTAGAGGCTGTTGGCTGGGCCGTATGCGTCGATTGTTGGGATGCTGTAGTTGCCGCCGCCGATGAAGTCCTCCCAGTGCTCCCATAGGATTCTGTTGGGCACGAAGAAGAAGTGCGTTTCGAGCTCGGCGTTGTCCAGTACCGCCGTGATTGGCGTTGCCAGGCGGGCGAACATTGTGCTCTCGCCCTGGAAGTGATCGCCGGGGAGAATTTCCTCGCAGTAGATTGGGATAATGTCTCCGGCGTTGAAGGTTTGTTTCCGTCCCTGCTGAAGCATGTACGTCGATCGTGGTACGTCAGGCCTTGGGATCATTGCGAAGCTGTGTTGTGAAGCCATTTGCGTTCTGAACATTTCTCTCTCCTGTGATTGCTCTTGGTGAAGCCCAAGCAAAAAAGGCAGGCGCCCTGGCCTGCCTTCTTTGCGCGGGAGCGCGCCTTTTAGGCGCGTTTCGGTCCGGCCTCCTTGGGCCGTTTTGCTGCTACTGCTTCCAGTAGCAGTTGTGGTCCTGTTTCCGTGATTGTTCCATGCTCTTGGTCGAAGTCCCCGACGTAGTACATTGCGAAGTCCTCGGGGTATTGGTTGAGCATGTTTCCCGCGTCCTCGCGGTTTACTTCCTGCTGGAAGGATCGCACTGCATGTGCGTCTGTGGGCATTGCCATAGGCTGCCCGTATTCGTTAGCTCTCTTGTCTCTGACACTGTAGATTTTCATTGTTACACCTGTTTTCTGTTAATGATGCGTGCGCGCGCAATTTTCTCGCGTGCGCGATATTCATTTTCTGTGATTTCTGGTCTTTCCTCAATTCTTTTCTTTTTTATTTGTTGTAGGTGTTCTGCGTTTATTGTGTCGTATACTTTATCGTAGTATTTTGTGCTTCTCATTTTCCTGCCACGGATCGTGAAGTAATCTTTGTTATATATGTCCGTGTGGTATTTTTGGAGCCATGGTCCCCCTATGGCGTTTCCTTTGCCTCTTCCGAGGCTCATTAGTGCGAATGGCTGTTGGAGCTTTATTAGTTCGCCTGTTTCTTCGTCCAGTCGTACGAAGTTTCCGGCGTTTTTTCCTAATCCCTTTTTCATTACGTACCGCGCGGTGTACGCTGCGGTTTCGTAGGTTAGGTTTCCTATGGAGGTGTGCCCGTGTCCCCACAATTCCGTGAGTTCTGCGCTGATGTACAGCGTATTTTGGCCGATTTTCCTGAAGTCGGTTTTGTCTGCGAAGTCGAGTCCGAAGATGCAGGCGTGATAGTGGGCTCTTTTGGTGTGGTCGCCATATTCTCCGCATGCATAGTATCGGAATGGCCCTTTCTTTTTTCTGAGGCGGTCGAAGAACTTTTGGAGGTCGCCTTTTCTCAGGCTCCCGTCGAGCGGGAGTTCTTGGTCGTTGTACGTGAGTGTAATAAAGCAGTTTTCGTCGTGGAGTTGTGCCTCATGGACACACCTCACCGCCCACTGTCTTGATCTCTCGATTCTGCATCCGGTGCACATTCCGCAGGGTACTTTTAGAGGCACGTAACCGGGGCTCGGTTTGGCGCCGAATTTCACTGCGCCGCCAGCTGGCGACTGCCAGCCGGCGATTAGCGCATTACAGCCCATTACAGGCGGATACCGCCCCTCATTGGGGGCGGAGCTACGTTGATTAGCTTTGTCCGCCCTACGGCTTTCCTGAAGCGCCTGGCGCTTCTTCCTTTGTTCACGTGCTGCCTTCTTTTCATGATTTTCTCCATTTTCCTGTCGGTGGATGTGCGAAGGCCCCCGTTTCCGGGGGCCTTCGGATTGGACCAATTGCCCTACTAGATGTCAATTGGTCTAGTTCAGAGTCTCTGCCCAGGCAGCTCTGAACTTTTAGGAGCCCTTTCGGAGCTCCTCTAGGCGACCCGCTGGCACCCGTGTTGCCAGCGCAAGTGTCGCCAGATCTTCGGCGGGGACCGCCCTCACGGCGGCCCTTACGAAGCTCGTTGTACAGGCGCCTTTCTGGTAGTCCCGTACTGCCCGGATTGCCCGGTCGAGCAGGTTGTGCTCTATATCTAGGGTGTGCCTGTCATTTTTGTCCGTCGCCATTTTCTTTCGTCTCCTGTGGTTTGAGTGCCTTGATTGCCTCAAGGGTTTGCTGTTCGATTGTCGGTGTTGGCGCCGGATTGGTCAATCCCCATTTGGTGAGTTGTTCCGCATTCTTTTCGTCGGAGCAGAATTTTATAAACTCTCCCGGATCGTTCCCGAATTGGAGTCGGATTTTGGCCGGTATCTGTAGGAATGCTTCCTCTGCCTCCCTGATGGTTTCCACGGCTTGTCTGTAGTCGGGTGTTTCGGTGAAGTCCCCGAATAACGGTTTCATTACCAGTTGTGGCAGTTGTCCTGTCTGCTGGTATTTCGCCATGATGACGTTGATATTGCATTCGTCTGCGTGGGATTTTTCGGTCATTCCCGGATCGTCGTAGAAGTCCGTTGCCGGTCGTGAACGGTGTTCTGGTAGTGTGAATGGTCCTGTGAATTTCATTTTCTTCCTTTCAGTACGTGTTCGACAGTTTTTTTCCCGCCGCTTTGGATGGTCTGTCCGATTTTCGCAGCGATTCCTGCGATTCCTCCGGCGTCCTGTATGGCTTTGGCCGTTGGTCCCATTGCCTTGTAGTATTTTTGCTCCACTTCCCTACGTGTCATGTCTAGTTCCAATCCCCTGTTTGTCAGTGCTTGCAGGGTTTGTAGCAATGGATTCATTGCCTTCGCCTGCTCGTAACTGATGTTTGAGAGGTTGGTGTTCGCCATGATCTGTTTCGTCTGCTCTCCGATCTGTTCGGTCATTTTCTCGATCTGTGCTTTGGTCGAGATCAGGTTGGCCGCGCTCTGGTTTGCAAGGTTCGTATTCGCTACTACGTTGTCCACGGTGTTGGCGGCTACTTGTGCTTGCTCTCTCGATAGCTGCGCGTCTGCTAGCTTTTTTGTGGTGTCGGCGCCGGTGTTGTCGATACCTGCTTGGAGTGCCATTTTTTGCCAGCGGATCATCGCTGCGGTTCCTGCTTTCGACCCGAGTCCTTCGAAGGGTCTGCCCGTGCTTTCTACCTGTGCTGCGCTTACGTTGGGTGTCGATGCCTGTCCTTGATACGCGAGCATTGGATTGAGGCCTGCTGCCTTTAAGTCCGCGATGCGTCGTTGTACCTCGGTGTTGCTCATGCGTTCCTCCCAGTCTCTCTGCTCCCTGGTCAGCATGATGTTTGTGCGATTGGCCTTTTTCTGTGCGCTGCTTGACATTGCCCCGCCGACAAGGTCACCGATCACTGGCAGTGCCCCTACCAGTGATCCGCCCAGCTTTTTGAGCCAGCCCATGACCTAGAAGTGGTCGATCAGGCCGGGGACGCTGTACGTGGGCATCGGCCTTGTGGCCCTTACCCTGTGCAGTACGTCGAGCAGGATTTGCTGTCCTCCTGCTGCTGAGCCTACCGCTAGGCTGCGCTCCAGCACTGCTTTGCTCGCGTCTCTGATGAACGTCTGTCCGAGTGTCGGCCTCGATCCGAACTCCTGAGCGTAATGCCAGTAGTCGATTGTCTGTGCCGCGGTGCTCTTGAACAGTCCGGTGATTTCGTTCGGCGTGTAGCGGTATTCGGCCCAGCGTTCCTGATAGCCGAAAATGTCGTCATCGTCTGCTACCACGCCGGTTGCGTAGATTTCCCTTGAGTACACCTCCTGCTCTCCCAAGTGCGCGAACGCCGGGAAGTAGAAGTCGTAGCGGGTGCTGCGCGTCCAGTGTCTGCGGATGCCTTGCTGATAGGTTATGTCGCACCGCACGTTTGCGAGTCCGAGAATGTATCCGTGCTCTGTTGCGGCGTATCGGAACCTGTGAGTTCCTCCGACCGTCGTAAAGCCCGCGGTATATCCCATGGGTGTCCCGGAATCCACGCCATTGATCTCTGTTGCACTGGTCTGTGGGATCGGGTGCGTGTTTACCATTGATCGGCCGCCGCCGATGTATTCGGGTCGCTGGAGTCTGAAGTCCGGTGGACGTACTCCAAAGTGAGCCTGAAGTAATTCTGTATAGCGAGTTCCGCCGCGAGCGTCGCGTTCAAGTAATCGTTGTATCTGGAATGATGTTCTGAGGGCGTTGATGGTTGCGGCAGTGGCGGAAGTGAGGTCAGCGAACAGATTGCCTGTGCCAGCAAAGGCGTTGCTGATTTGAAGTGGGTTAACGCCGCTATTGAAGTTTCTCGCCTGAGTTCCTCCCAGGCTGTCCTGGATTTGTGCATTGGCGCCTCCTGCCGCGTCTGTGTAGATCGGTGCGCTCGTTCCTAGCGGTATGTCGATTGCCGTGCCTTTCTGTGGCCACGGCAGACAGCTTGTAAAGTAGTCGTGCTTCTTGCCTCTGATCTGTATGTCGTAGGTTGCGGCGGCGTCCGGTCCGTCGCCCGTGATCTCTGTGAGTGCGTTGACGAGGTTTTGATCTCGGTACCACTCGTTGAAGATTTTGTTGTAGGCCCGGAAGGGCAGGGCGTTGATCGTGTT